GGTGGTAAAATCAGCAAGTTTGCACAAACTCCGGCTGGTCAAGCTGTCGGAGCAGCTGCTGCCGCTGCATTAGCCATTTATGCTGGAGCTAAAATCTATAAGAGATTCTTCAGTCAAGCTGCACGTGCATGTGGTGGTATGAGTGGTGCTGCAAAAACCGCCTGTATGAACAAATACAAAAAGCAAGCAATTTTGAAACAGGCTGCTGCAATTCAGTCAGGTGCAAATGCATGCAACAAAGCAAAGAATCCTGAGAAATGCAAAGCAACATTGGCTTCAAAAGTTAATTCTCTTAAAGCCAAAGCTGAAAAAATTGCTGCTTAGTAAATCGTAGAATATCTATATAGTCTACTTCTGAAATACTGAGGAGAACTCATGCTTTATAGTTGATGAAATATTCAGCTATAAAGCAGTGAGTCTCCTTTAGAAAAACGAAGATAGTAGTACACTTGCTCAATTTCAAAAAATAGACATGAACTGAAAGGAGATAGACCATGTTTAAAGGCTTCAATGTGAAGTATCCGGAATATGAAGTAATCACACCCCAAACAAAAAAGTCATACACAGTCAGATCGCTGAATGTTCAGGAAGAAGAACAATTAAAAGGGAGTTTGGTAACACCAACAAAAATACATGAGCATTTAGACAAATGTATATATGATTCAATTGTAAAAAAACCCGATGATGTTAAAGATTATGAAACATTTTTGAAATCAGTTACATTGAAAGATCGTGATGCACTTCTGTATGGATTATATCATATCTCGTACGAAGAAGTAAGAAATTATGATGTTACGTGTTCTGATTGTGGAAAAGACTATTCAGTAACAGTTGATATTTCCTCCACGTTCAATTTCATTGAATATCCACATGATGATATACTAACAAGAAAAATTCCTTTAAAGCTCGATGATATTCAAGGAGTTACTTGTTTTGTAAAACAACCGACAATGTTTGATGAATTAACTGCTGTTAAGTCGCTTGGTATTGCAACAGATACCAGACTTGAATTACTCACAGAAACACTAGTTATTGATAGTTTTCAGTATACGCCAGAGTCTGGTAATCCAGAAATATATAATTCCAGAGATGATATCATTGATGCATATCTTCAATTACCAGCAAAAGACAAGAGGAAGATTCACAAAGTGTACAGAGAAGAATTTGGTAAATTTGGAATTCTTCTGAAGATGAGAAGTACATGTACTTTTTGTGGACATGAAGAAATAATTGATATTGACTTGGTAACAAACTTTTTTCGGATGGTGTACTCATTTTGATGGAATAAACGAATATAGAGACGTCATGCAGACTAATATATTCTCTTGCATTGAAATGAGTAACCTTTCATATTTTGATATAATGATAATGCCTATAACTAGATTTCATAATTACCTCAAGTGGAAAGTTGATCTAGAGGAGGAAAAGAAAAAACTGATCGAAGAAAAAATTAAAGGTGGTTAAAAAATATGGCTAATCTTCTTGACCGGTTTAATTCAGAAGTTGTTGCTTCTGATGATATTCTCAGAGATTTCCTACCAGTTATAGCTCCAAAAGGAGATTTCAAGAGAGTACGAGATTTAAATGTTATTCTGAATTCCTGGAATAATATTCTTTTGACTCCTCGTAGAACATATTTACACGATCCAGAATTTGGAAGTGATTTATACAAATATGTTTTTGAACCATCTGATCAAATTTCTATAGAAGGAATTAAAACTGAAGTTGTCACCAGAATTGAAACATATGATAATAGAGCTGCAGTTGAAGATGTTGATGTAATTACTGCAAAAGATGGAAAAGTAATTGGACTTGATATTCTTGTTAATTACAGAGGAGAAAAAAGAACTTTAGAAGTCAGCTTTGATGATGAAACTTTTGTTCACTTTCTCGAGAGAGTTCCAGAATGAGTACACAAAAATACAACAGACTCTATGGGTATATTCATGAATATCAGAGTCTTATATATGATTTTTACAGCAAAGATGTAGTTGCGTTTCTAACGACATATTATCATATAAATAGAGAAGAAACAATCTGGGAAGATGAGCATGTTTTTGCTGGTTCATATGACAGAGTGGGTGAATATTCAGGAGTGAGATGGGATAAAATATTACTTCTTCCTGTTTATTATATCGAAGATGTTACTACATTGTTTGATGGACAAGATATTGGGTATATAAAAGAAAATGAAACTCGATTCGTTATACCTAGTACATATGGTTTTACTCCTCTACCCAATGATAAAATAAAAATGGAGCAAGAATACCTTCGTCCAACAAATGATACATATCCAGTTTTTAATGTAGCAGGCGTTGAAAAATCAGTAAATACTGATAGATTATTCTGGAAGTTAAAAGTCAATACTGAACAGAGCATAACTGAAGAAGAAATGAATCTTCAAGTAGTAAACACATATACTTTTTACGAATATGATAAAAAAATTCATACACTTGAAGATGCAGAATTTTTAACTCGTTTGCTATCAAAAAATGAAGTTCTTAGAGACCGGTGCAAGCAAAAATTATTTGATGATAACAGTGGTTTTTATCTTGTATAGGTGGTAGAATTTAAATGGCTATTGATAAAGCAGACAAAGTATCTCAAAGAGTATTTATTTCCAGAGATGATAATCGTGAATTAATAATTGAAGAATTAAAAAAATATCTAGAACTCGAAAATGTAGATTTAACTAAATCATCATTTCTATCATTTATTGTAGAAGCACTTGCTACGTTAACAAGTAATTTAATTTTTTATCAAGCATCCGCATATCGTGAGTTCTTTCTCACCAAAGCACAACTTCCAGATTCAATTTATAATTTAGCTGCTTTTCTTGGATATGAAGCACAACTTGCGAAATATGCAAATGCTAATGTCCTTTTTGAGATGCCTTTTGGCTTCGCTGATGCATATACCAAATTCACAATTCCAGAAGGTTTTAAATTATATGCAACTGGTGGAGTTGAATTTGTAACATATTACACTACTACTATTGAAGTTGTTAACAATTCTTCGGTTACTATCACATTACAAGAGGGAACAAAAGTTATAAATGTTCCTGTTGTAATAAAAGACTCTTCATTTTCTTTTGTTTTAAATACAAAACAACTTAGCTACGACATTCAAGAATTTGTAGTACCAGCTGATCTTCAAATGTATCAGTTTTATGAATTGAATGTTCCACTAAACGGAAAAGTAGCTGAAGTTGTGGTTGAAGTTAGAGAGCCTGGACAAACTGGCTATGATCTATATAGTTCATTCTCCAGTCTGTATTTAATGGACAGTAATGATAAGGGTTATGTGCTACGAAGAACTGACGCTGGCTTGTCGATCTCCTTCGGTAATGGTATAATTGGCTATCAACCTCCGGCTGGAAGTAACGTAAAAGTCACATTAATTTTAACACAGGGTGATGATGGTAATGTTATTGCTGGGTCAATAAAAACAGCAGATAGAATATACAACAGAACTGATACTGGTGCTACTGAATTGATCTACTACACAGTAGTTAATCCAGCTGGTGCTATGGGAGGAAAAGACGAAGAGGGAATTGAAGAAGTACGAAGAAACGCAATTATAAATATTTCAGCTCTTGAAAGAACTGTTTCAGAGAATGACTATATTCACTCTAACATTATTATTGATAATTCTCCGATAGGACCAAATTCACTTCCTGTTCTAAAACGCTCTGATGTGAAAGTGAATGAAATAGAATTATTCATTACACTATTTTATCAGAAATTCGTAGTACCAACTAGAAATGCTTTCACTCGATTCCCACCGGGCACTACAGTAGTACCAAGAAGAACTCCAATCAATATAGAAGGAGTTGATTTTTACACAATCTTTGATATGGTCATAGAGGAACTTAATAGTGTTGCTGATTATAGCTATGTTCTTGATGAAATTCAACAAGCACCAATTCTAATAACTAGTTTCAACTCCGACTATAGTATTTATGCAGACAATTTAGTAGCATATACTCATGGAACACATTCAGCAACATTTGAATTGAGATATAATAGCACTGCTTCGGACTTTGATCAAGTAACTGCTGAAATGGAGATACTTGAGAATGGTGCTATATATCCGATGGTGAATGATGCTACTGCTCATAATTTTGTCTATGTAATGCCTGACTACACTGCATTACCAGAAGGTGAGTTGACTTATTACTTCACACTCAGACATCCGACTGAGGGACTTGTTGGTCGCTATCAAAATACATTCATAATGAGACAGTCTCTAACAGAATTTACTAGATCAAATGCTTTCACTGATTCCACAGGTATCATGGTCTATGATATCCCAGTTATAGAGAAAAATTATTATGATAATATAGATCAACACGAATTTGAAGCGCAGGTATTACAATCACTACTCACTAGTTTTACGTTTGCAGACTACAAAATGATGACTGATTTTGTGAATTTGAAATTTGGTAATACAACTGGTCATCTACAAAACATGCAGTTAAATGATGTAAATATAAAACCAGTAATTGGCTTTATATCAGAACCACCTCCGGCCTGTATGCTTGGTGAAAGATACATAATTCTGAATGGTGTAATGGAATTTGAAGGACATGATAATGAAATAGTTGAGTGTGTGCTTCCGATTGATGCAACTGCTGTTCAATGGCATTTCACAATGCCTAATACCGACGACATGGTCTATGTTGAAAATAAAGAACAGAAATATATTTATGGAGGTTCTGTTGGTTGGGTACTTCCAAATTATATGATTCCACTTACTGTTCGTCTTGATGTATTTCAAACTAAGGAATATACTGGTTCAATTTCAGATTTATCTGAGTCAGTGAAAGATGCTCTCATGGAAGCTTTCACTGACCGGTTTGGTATCGAGATAGAATTGTACCGATCAGAAATAATTGATGTTGTTCAGGAAGTTCCTGGTGTTGAACATTGTCGTCTTATCAAACCACAATCAAATATCTTCTTCAATTTTGATTTGATAGACCTGACTCAACAAGAATTACTTGAGTATGGACCTGAGTATGTTTACTTCACAAAAGACACTATTGAGATTAAGATATTTAAATAATCATGAAAACATTACTCAAGAAATCAAAAATAAATCAATCAAGATTGAGATCAGTTCTTCTCAAAATTGTCTCTAATGACATTTCTAATTTATCAGAACCTTGTTATTCCCCTCCGCTAAAGAATACCTATTATATATTATTAAAAGAGACTGGTCTGAACAACTCTGATATAAAGGAATTTGCAAGAAGTATATATATTGATACCAAAGCAGAGGGATCTGGTTTTGTGCTTGCGAAAGAGCCAGGCACCGTTATCCTCTTATTTATAATGTGGTATGCTCTGAATAAAAATGATAGAAAGTTATATAACATTGCTATGCTTTATCACATGATAAGACAATATGCTCATACGATGAAGCGACATTTCAAGCAATTTTGTAATCCAGAAACTTTTGCATATGCACTAGAAACACTCACCAAAACACATTTATTTGTTAGAGAAAAAACAATAGCAAATAGTCTGATGTACTTAGCAAAAGAAATGGAGAAGAAATATACAAACTACATAAAAAAATTTGATAAAGATCAAGTTATAAATTTTGTATATGCATCTCGACATAGAATTTCTCAAAGTGTGAAATCATTCGCGGAGAATTATTATAGAGCGTGGAAGCAAGGAAAATCCCTAAAAACAATTGATGAAGAACCAGATGAGGAAGGAAATGTAAAACAAATAGCAGTACAGGAACGAGGAAAGAAAGTAATTGACTCAATAGTTGAGGATATTACTGTATATAGAACATTTGATATAAAAGCTGGTATTGAAGCACAAAAAATATCACGAGTTAGCAGAAACATTTCTGATAATATTAACAAGGAACTAGCAAACACTAAATACTCTGATGATGTAAAACTTGTATTACAATTATTTATCAAAGAAATAAATGAGAAAAGAACAATATGTAGTAGACAATTTTATATATATGTAAAAAGATTAATGTCGGTAAAAAAGACACGAAAAAAAATTTATTTCAAAAAACAAACAACTGAATTATTAACCAAAATATTCAGAAATAATAGAAAACTCAAAAACATAAATTCATATTCTTCGCAGCTTCAATATTCGTTTGGTCTATACCTTGCGTATTATCTCACCCTCACTCTTCGTAATAAAGTTTGTTAGACAGCAATCAATTCATTATATGTATCAGTTGCTTCTGGTGAAACTCTATTCGGAGGAGTCTTTCCAGTTTGTGTTGCTCTTGGAGCAATTTGTCTAGTAGTTTTTCTCGCTTGAGGTCCACTTTGTTTTTCAAGTTCGTATGAAATCTGAGGATCAAATTGTGCTGGACCTCCTAGTGCATTTATTTGTTCTCGAGTCAAAACTTCTCTTGAGTGCAATCCAGATATTATACTAGCATACTTCCTCACAGATGGACGATATAGACTCAATCCCATTTTACTTGCTAAAAGAGTACTATATAAACTACCAATATCAATTCTAACATCAACAATACCAAGATTTTGTTGAAATGAAATTTGTTGTTGATCTCCACCTTTAACAACTGTGATGTTGCTAATAAAACCAGGTGTTAAGTCAAATAAACCAGGAGCGATAATTTTATGTAAGTAAGGCCATGAAAATGTATTTCCATCTTCAGTTTGTGGTAGTCCGAGTAATAGAATTGCAACAATTGGTCCAACAATATATTTATGTGTTGATGCAGCACTTCTCGGATTTGGATTAAATAGTCTTATAGTCAAAGAATATGAAGGTTGAAATGAACTTGATTTCCACACCATTGGAAAGTCGATTCGATTACCAGCCATCATTCTATTGAGAATTGAACCCGCTCCAGTTGCTGCTCCTTGAGCTCCTTTTGGTAGTGCTTGAACTAGAGCTTCTTTCATAACATTACCAAGTTCTGTTGCCGCTTGAAGACCACCACCAAAACCTCTGGCTAATGCATTTTTACTACTAGTGAGAGCTCCAGTTATATTTGATACTGCTTCTGTAGCATTTCTTGCTCCAAACATTTGTGAGATTGTAGCAGCACCCTCAGAAGCTACATCAGTAAATTTTTGTAAAAAGTTCTCTCCATATTCATTGTTAAAAGTATCAGTGGGAAAGTTATCTGCTAAGAACGCAACTTTAACACCAGGTGGTCCATCAATAGAGAAACCGTGTGAAGCCAGTAATGATGTATAATCTCCCCACGCATCTTCCAATGAAAAATATGTCAACCCACCTTGAAACTTTGGTTTTTGAGGTAAGAATATTGCAGTGGGCATCGAATTTTTTATCATCTCATTTGTTCTTCTATCAAGATCCCAAGGTGGATAACCGAAAACCCACTCAAGTCCAGTATTACTTGAAGAACTATTTACGTTACTAGTTCTCCTCATATTAACAAGAGCTGATTCTCTTCTTCCTCCTGTTCCTGAAATCATATTCTATCTCCTTATCTGAAATTACCAGACCAAAGCATGTTATCATAAAAAGCTCTACCTTCACCAAACACTGGTCTATTTCCAGGGTTTCCGCTTTGTGTAACAGCAGAGGTGTTATTCGAGCTATTTACACTATTGATATTTGTAACAACATTATTTACATTATTACTGATATTTGCAGCACCCTCTTTTGTTCCCTCTACTATTTTTTCTGCATTTTCTTTGAGTCCATCGGATAATTTATCAATAACATTTGACCCATCAGCTAATAATAATGTTGCTTGTGTTATAACAATTTTACTTTTATCTACAACTGAGGATGCTCCTTCTTTTATTTTATCACTAATATCTTTTGAAAACTTTTCAATATTGGCTTTGTTTATTCCACTTATACCAAAATCTTCTTGTATTTCCCTTGCTCCCTCAACAACGTCTTTTCCAATCTTCTTCAAAAGTTCAGGATCAGTAACAGCAACTCCAGTCTCAGATACTTTTTTGTATACTTCACTTGCTAGCATTGTTGCACTTTCTTGTGTGAGACCAAGTTCCTTTTCATAGAAATTCTTTGCATCTTGATATGCTTCTTGTGCTTTAGTACTTATTGATGATATTACATCGGTTGAAAATTGCTTAGTGGTTCTAGCCATATCTTTTCCACCAGTCCACTTATTCCATAAACTTTTAACTTTCCCCCACAGACCAGTGGCCTCTGTTTTTATTGTATCTACAATTCCTGGTGTAGGCATACCTCCAGTTTCTCTCATTTGCTTCATTGCTGCATATGGTCCAATTCTTTTTTTCATATCAATATTAGCATCAATGATCCCACCAGGAGTTGCTAGAGAGTCCATTTTTTCAACTTCTTTATTGATAGCTTCAATTTGCTTCTTGTTTAATTGACTTATTTCTTTTTGTTTTGCAACGGTTCTTATTTTCTCAGCTTCACTACCTTTAGTCCACGCACTAATTCTTTTAGTAACTCCCTTCATCTTTCCAGTGATATATGATAAACCAGTCTCTAACCATGAACCACCAGTTTCGAGTCCACCTCTGACTGATTTTTGTACGTCTTTATAACTCATTTCAGAAAGAGTTTTCTTCTCTTGTTTAACTTTATCCCAGATTCCCTTTCCAAATCTTTTTATCTTTTCAACATCGGTTATATCTCCAGTAACTTCTTTAACTTTTTGTAGCATAGTTTCAGCTTGCTCTGGAGACATTTTTAATTCTTCTACATAATATTTTCTTGCTTTAACATATGCACCTTCTGCCTTTTCAGCAAATGATTTTGATAGTTCTTTACCCTTTTTGATTACTCCAGGTGCCGCTGCAGATATTGTTCCAACAGCAGCTACCCCCATTTGTTTAGCTGTATCATATGCTCCAGTCGCAGCAACTTTCGCTTTTTCAGTAAGAGCTCTAATTTGTCCTCTACTACCTTTGAGCATTTGTATTTGTTTTTCAAGTGGAACTTTTTTACCATGTCTCTTCAAATATTTTATAAAATCTTTTTCGCGTTCCCTACCAATTTTATCTGGATTATATACTATTCCATGTGAATATTTTTCTGGATCATCATGATCTTTAATCCACTCTTCTCTTAATCTAGCAATTTCTTGTGGAGTATATGCCATATACTCTGAAAGGTGCTCTGTCATATATGCTCTTTGAGCAGATTCTACACCAGTCATCCAAGTATCTTTGTAGTTTTTCAAACCATACCAGTCTTACTCATACCAAGACCAGTAGCTGACATTTGCTTCATTTTTTCTGCAGCAACAGCCGCTTTCATATCACCGGCTTCAGCAGCTCTTTGAAGACCTTGTAGTGCTCCAGATGCTTTAGCGAGATTTTTCTTTTCGTCTTCTGCCTTCTTTTTATTCTCTCTTGCTTCAAACCACTCCGAAAACTTTTTTATTCCAAATGTTGCTGCCAACCCACCAATGGCAGCTATAACAACAGGACTTGATAATGCTGTGCTTATTGCACCAGCTAAACCACCACCTCCAAGCAAACCACCAACTGCTCCTGATATTGCTCCAGATATAGCAGTTTTTATTGGACCAAGAATTAAACCAAGACCAGTTTTCAAGAAACCAAAAATCCACAGGATCCACTTCATCATCCTAGATCTTTTTAGTCCCTTTCTGATTTGTGTTATCGCTTTTGACTGAGCACTTGTACTTCTTGCAATCAACTTCAGATTCTTTTGTTCATCTGGTAATTTCTTAGACATGAATCTGAAAACTTTTTTGAATTGTTTACTAACACTTCCAATTGTAATATCCTGAACAAGTAGTGCTTGTTTTCTCTGTCCAGGCATTAAAGCTCCAGATCTTGTGAATCTATCTCGTTCTTCTTCTTTTTCTCCAAGTAACCATCCCTTTGTTCTTCCGAATACACCTACCCTCTTTTTTTCTGCTTCTTCAATTTCGGTTCTTGCTGCTCCTATTCCACCACCTCGAATTGAACCTTCTTCCCAACCACGAGTTGGTTGTCCAAAAAATCTGAGCATTCCAGAACCAGCTTTAGATATTCCTTTGTACCCAGTTAATTTTTCAACTCCAGCGCCAAGAGCTCTTACACCAAGACCAGCAGTAAGTCCTACAGCACGACCTGCTACTTCACCAATTGACCATATTCCGGTACCAACACCTCTAACAGGACCATATTTAATTCCTGTTATTGTTGAAGCCATATCACGAGTTGCTACAGTACTGGCTTTCATCAAGTTGAGGATATTGTCCATTCGCCACATAGTTTCAACATAGAATGTTCCCATGTTTTCATTAAGAGCAACGAATGGAGATTTTTTCTTACTTAGATCCCTAGCATAACCACCTCTTCCTCTAAAGACAAAACCAGGAATACCGAAACCAGAAACTATAAACTTTCCAGCTACCCCAAGTGCCTCTACTGTAGCGAAAAACGTTCTGAGCATTGGGTGTTTATATATAAAACTACTAAAAACTTCTCCCAATGCACTAGTTGATGCACCAAGAGCTTTTTGAATTGATAATAAAACTTTTAGCTGTTGTGCTTCAGGTGATAATTTTGCTTCCTTCTTTTTCTCTTTTTGAAATAGATCGAATTTCTTTGATAATTCATCACCTTGAGCTTCAGCAAATGTCTTTTTATCCTTGTCTGACATTATAGCAAAAGAAGCTAACTTCTTTTCAAAATCAGATTCGTCCGGAGTTTTCTCTGCTGCTTCAGAGGATGCTTGTAGTATTTGTTCATTTATACTAATTATTCTATCAAGTCTAGATGTAACCTCAGAAACTAGTTCTTGAAATCCACCACCAAGAGTACTAATTTCACGTATTGCTCCCCTTGTTCTTACTTCTTCTGCTTTTGCTTCTAGACCTCCACCAACACCACCAATACCAACTGGTTTAGCAACCCTTCCTTTACCCGTTACCTCTCTTGCTTTTACTTCAACTGGAGTATAATCTTCAAATGCAGCTGTCTCTTTTTCAAATATATCTTTTTCTCTATTTCGCCTTATTTTAAATATATTGATGGCACTACTTAAAGACTTTGAAACAGACTCTTTCATTCGGTCTTTTGCTTTTTGAAATACTTCTGTCTTCATTAATTTCGCAGCAAAATAACCGACTAGTGGGGAAGTCCTTGCTAAAGCCATTGTGACCATATTCTCTTTATTGAAGCTTACTTCTTCGCTAATGGCTTGACCATATTGTTTTACAACATCTTTAGACGCTTTAGCAGTATCAATTGTTATCGTCTGGACACCATGTGCTAGCGCATTGGTTACATCCCCAAGTTTATTTATAGAACGAGCAAGCGCAGTTTGTACTGCAGCATATTCTTTTGGAGCCTTTCCACTCTTCTTTATCTTCTCTGTTTCTTTTTTGATGTTCTTCTGCATTTCATAAATTGATCTATTTACAGAACTGATATCACCTATAGCTTTCATCTGCTTATTATTTTCAAGTTTCTCTTTTGTAGTCATTGCTTTATCAGCAGCAGCTCTAACTTTTCTTGGTCCCTTTGGGGGAACTACATTAGTTCGTGGTGGTCCCTTTTTTACTGCCATTTAAACATCTCCTAAGCCATATCTCTGAACATTCTTTTTATTTTTGAATATCCAGGTTTCAGTTCGGACAAAATACAAATGACTTCTGAAAGTGAAAATAATTCTTGATATGAAGTTGATACTGTATTTCTTTCACCAAAGGCATATACATATGATTGTGATAGTGGTCTGAGTATATTTAAATTGTTTCTGAACTGTCTTATAAATGTGTTCATATCCAGAATTGATAGTTTTATTAAATATGTAGTTCTGAGTAATAATTCTTTTATTTGTTCATCACTAAGTTTTGAATTCCCTTTAAATTCTTTATACAAAATATCATAGTATTTAAACAACTGCTTGTTCATTGAAGATCTACTTCTGTTGTATTCAAAATATAAAACATACTTCATAAATTCACTTAGTCTTGGACTCTTCTTTAATTCATATACATTACCAAAATATGATGCATAGTATCTATATAATTCTTCCTTGAATAATTTTAAAAATGAACTTCTCATCCTGTCAGCATATAAATGCACACACTCATGAATTGTAGTACTTGCAATGAAATCATCTTTTGCAGTACCAATTGGATTTATGCTATTATCAATCAGAATAAAAACTTTCTTTTCTTTCAAGTGATAAAAACCCAAAATTCCCTTACTCTCTGGACCAGAAAACATTTTTCTAACAAAGAAGTTTAAAAGTCCTTTTGATAAATAACATGGAACTAGTAATTTCGATACATTCACCATATGTTCAAGTTGTTTATATACTGCTTGGGTTCTACTAGCAATCGAAAGTGTTTTCAAAAATTTGTCTTTCAACTTTCTTGAGGAATATAATTTCATCCCACTTATAGTAGTTTCAACTTTTAAATTTATTGGGAGTGCAAACATCTCCTCAATTTCTTGGTAGTAATTCATGTATAATTACTCCTTATTATAGAACTTCAATATATCAATGAAGCCTGTATTTTTATTGAGATTATTTTTTACATGCTTCATTATATCTCTATTTGTAAAACTATCAGGAACTTCTGAATTCTGATTGATTATATCTTTCAGATCTTGTGCTGCTACTGAGTACTTATTGTCCATCTCTAATAAAACTGGTGGGTCATATTTTCGTACATAAAAACAGAGAGCAGCAGATAAAGCTAAGTCATCATGACAACCACTATCAGCTTCAACTCGACCATTTGCTTTTGATACAAGTCCAGTTAATTCAAGAGCAAGTCTTTGAGACCGCACTGACTCTGGAAATTCACTCATATAGGAATACAGAGCATCAATTATTAGTGGTCTTGTTTTGGCGTTATTTGAAAGACCAAGAACTACTGTATTTTTACCTCTCTTCTCTTTATAAATTCGTGATGAAAATTCAGTTTGATACATTTGTTCAACGACTTGATTCCCGTAAGAGTTTGACTCAATAACAATTGGTCCATTTGTATATGTAGTAGCTGCAACTTGGAGTACTTTTACAAAATCTAGAACTTTACATTTTCCCTGATATTCCCAAACTTGTTCAAGAGTTCTATAATTCCATATTGTTATTGCTGATTTATCCTCACCATGTTCCGGAGCTGTATCAACTCCCATTACATAAAGAGCATCTGGTTCTGGATCAGTAAATTTCCATATTTCCCCATTGAAAAGTCTTAATTTCTCCATTGGGTCAACACATGCTTCTTGCATTTTTTCAATAGTATCAGACTCAAAAAATGAACCTTCAGCTGGTAAGAATTTTAACTCAAGTTCTTGAGCAATTTTTCTTGGATCATTATTGAATAATCTACATTGAGTCTTATACCAATAGGGATCATCAGCAAGTTCTGGAATCATCTTCCAGTGAATAATAAAAGGCTCAAAAATATCGTCTTTTGAAATTGCTTGAACATATTGCTGAAAATACCACTGACCTGGACCAAGAGTTTTATTTGGAGTCGAAAGAACTACTGTACCATATGGAATTCCAGCTTTTCGTGCTTGCATCTGGTTAGTCGAAAGAGCAGGAACCATAGCAGTCCAAGCAGTTTCAATATGAGAAATAAAAGCAGCTTCATCAATAACTAGAAATGTAATTGCTTTACCACGAAGAGTTTTATCTGGAGCGATCGGGTTAACTGGTGATGCATATACCTTGCTTCCATTAGTGAGAATAAATGAACGCTCAGTTCTTTTAGCAAAACCACGACCTTGAATTCCCTTGGGTGGTTTCATCCAGTCCGGTAACTTCTCTACCATCCCCCGGATTATTCTAGCAAAATCTGTTGCTTCAGCTCCGTCTTTTGAAATAATTCCAATTACAACATTATCATAAAACACAGTCATCCAAGCTGCGTATGCCTGAATGATTGTTGATATACCAATCTGACGACTCTTTAGAACTAGTACATATTTATTTTTTTCAATTGAATTTATTAGTTCAAATTGTTTATTATATGGTTTTAGAAGAACATCTTTTCCTGGTATTTCAATATAAACATAGTTAGAACAAAAATAATTGAAATCATTTTTACATCGTAGATACTCCGCTACATAACTATTAACCAGATTTTTAACCTGGTTTTTTGAAGATGGTGGTGCTGGTTGAACTACTTGTGTAGCGGGCATGTACTACTCCTTTTTTATTTTGTTCTACAATTATATGAATGCTGGGTTAGTACGACTAAGATATACTCTAGCAAATGATTCCCATACAACTGTAGTTTTTATGAACTTCAATTCAGAGGCTCGTAGTAAGTAATCTCCTGCTACTTTTTGATAGTCATCAATCTTACTTATAATCATGACTTTATTACCAATCATAGTTGATAAATTAAAAATTCTCAAGTTTCCAGATGCTGAAGTTACCAAAGCTGCTAAATCAAAAATATTCTGGGATAAATTTGAGTGAATAAATGAATCAGATAAATCATATCCAGTTTGATCTTTTTCATAACCAACTCTCTGTCCACCAATTGCATATTTATTATAATAAATTGCTGGATTACCAGATATAAGTCCATACGTATCACAAAAACCTTCTAGTTCGACTGGGATTTCATAATACAACATATCTCTTGGTTTTACTATATATTTTATAGTAGGAGCAAGAACTGAAAATGCTGAAGTTCCTTTGTATGATGACATTAGTGGATCTGGTGTGTAAAATACTCGCGGGTCTCTACTTTCAAGAATTTCTGTGTTATCTTCATCAGTTGCCAGAATATATAATATGACCGCTTCTGGACCTACCATACTATACCCGAGATTCATAATTTTCAAGATATTATCAAATGTACAAAACAAAGCAAGAGGTCCGTGAAAAATTCCATATACTTTATCTAGATAGAAAAGAGTCTTATAAATTGTACTTGGTGGAATCAGGAATCGAGCAACGTCCATCACAATGTCTTCAACTGACCATTCAAAATAAATTTGATTGTATAATGTAGATATTGTTTTATATGCTGGTATTGGAATTGTTTTAAGTCTAATGACTTTTCTCTCTAATTGGTCGTTCATTTTGACCATTTTGGTAGGAGTGTAATCACTCTCAGTATCTATATACATTAAAGAGAAAATTGTAGTCTCAAGTACTTCATGACTTACTTTACCATATAGAGTCATGGTCAAGTAGATATCTTGCTGACTAAATAAATCGTATTTTAATATTTCAAATGTGTCGAAAAATATATCGAGATAAAAATACTGATATGGTGATATAACAGATGATACAATTTCGACTTGAATTAAATCAGTAGAGTACATAGTACCCCCTATCATCAAGTCAAATTCATATGTTACATCTGGTAGAAATTTGTGTTTTGGATCTGTTGCATCAGCCATCCGACATATTCCTCTTTTTTTATATTTTGTTCCAAAAAAATAAGGTGGTGAGGGTTTTCAGTCCCAACACCACCTCAAACAACTACAAAGATATAGTCCACCCCCATATTAATTATCTAATTGACTGAACGCTTCTATCATTTTAGTCGGTATCACAAGAACACTCTCAGCAGCATTCTCCAACATTCTCTTTGTATTTAGATTTCTCTCCATGCTACTATATCTTACAATTGCTAAGAACACCTGCCACGCAGATGGTAGTCCATTTTTAGCAGGTTGAATTTCCTCTAACATTCCAGCTATTTGTCGATATTTTTTCTTTCCAAAT